ATGGACATGGACACCAGCACCGATCTGAGCCCTGCAGCGTGGGTCACCGACGACCCGTGGACGGCCGCCATCTACGGCATGATCGCCTACCCGTCGCTGCGCCCAGGGGTGACCGTCGCCGTCGACCTGGTCGCCGACCAGCCCGGCCCGTGGACCCTGTTCGATGTCGAACGAGCGGAGCTCGCCAACGACCTCGCCGCCCGCCTCCGCACCGCCGGCTCCCTCACCCCATCGAAGTACTCCTCGACCCCCCTCGAGGTGTCGGTGGAAGCAGACCAGGACCCCGTCCAGGTGGTTCTGGCCAACCTCCGGGCCTGCTGCCAGGAGATCCGGGGGTTGCTCGCTGATCCGTCGCTCTCGTCGCAGCCGCCGGCGGTGGCGCACGAGCTGCTCCAGCTCGACCAGCGCACCGAACGGTTCCTCGCCGTGATCGACCAGGCCGCCGCCACCGCCGTGGCCACGGCCACCGCAGAAGGCGACGTCGAAGTCGCCGAGACGTTCGACTCGTGGCCAGCACGCCCTGCACTCGAGTGGCGGCGCGACGAGCTGCTCGCCTTCATCGTGGGCGCCGACCTCGACCCCGGCGCCGCCCTCAAGGCCCTCCGAGACCACTGCACCGACCACGACAAGCCGCCGCCACGCACGTGGGCGGAGGTGGCCGGCAACCCGTTCCGCATCAAGTTCGTGCTCGGCTGGGTCGCGGACACCGCCGGGGCCCGGCCATGACCGCCACCGTCCGGATCTCCCGGGCCACCGCCGAGCAAGCACACCAGATCCTCTCCGGGATCCGCATGTTCCACACCAAGGAGCTCCAGGCGGCCGTCGACGATCTGACCAGAACCCTCTACAGCCACCCCGAGTCGGCGGCCTGGGCGCCGTTCGCACAGGTCGTGGTCGATCTCCACGCCCAGGACCGCCAGCTGTCACCGGTGGCGTCGTCGAACCTCGACGAGCTCGCCGCCCACATCCGTGACGACTTCGACCACGCCGGCATCGACCTCACCGACCCGCTGGTGCAGCGCTCGGTCCTGCTCGCCCTGTCGTGCGCCACGAAGTACTCGTACCGCCTCCACGCCGCCGGCTCCCTGTCGCGCACCGAAGCCGATGCCATCCCGGCGACCAACGGCCCGATCGCTGTGGCGGTCGCCCGCATGATCCCCACCGAGGCCTTCTGATGGGCCGCGTCGATGGCCGCCCGGCGCCGGTGCGCCCCGAGCCCCGCCGGTACGGGCGCCCGAACCACCGCCCGACCGCTGCTGCCCCGGCCCCGCAGCGCACCCGGGCCCGCACGGTCCCGGCGGTCACCGCCGACACCATCGCCGAGCACCTCTACGACCGCCACGGCGTCACCGACCAGGTCCTCGCCGGGGCCACCGTCACCGAGATGATCGGCTGGCATGCCGCCGAGCACCGCCACCGCCTCGACGAGCACCTCGGCCACACCCACACCGACACCGCCACCGCCGAGACCACGATCGACGACCCGATCCACGCCGCCAACCTCAAGGCGCTGCGCGACGGCAAGCAGATCCCGAACCTCGAGGAGATCCTCGAGCGCGCCGCCTACGCCCAGGCCCGCCGCCTCGCCGGCCGGCCCCTGTCGATCTACGACCGCCAGTGCATCGAGCTCGAACGAGTCGTCGCCGAACGCGCCGCCCGTCGCGCCCGCCGAAGGGGTGCCGCATGACGAAGATCGAGTGGGCCGACCGCACCTGGAACCCGATCGTCGGCTGCTCCCGAGTCACGGAGGGCTGCGACCACTGCTACGCCATCGGGGTCGTCCACCGGGGCATGTCGCCGCAGCACGTAGGCCTCACCGTGAAGCCCGAGGGCGAGCGCGTCGACTGGACCGGCAAGGTCCGGGTGGTCGATCGCCGCATGGACGAGCCGCTGCGCCGCAAGGTCCCGACCCGCTACTTCGTGAACAGCCTCTCGGACCTGTTCCACCGGGACCTCCCCGACGAGGCGATCGCCCGGGTGTTCGCCGTGATGGCCCTGGCCCAGCAGCACACGTTCCAGGTGCTCACCAAGCGGCCGCACCGGATGGCCCGCTTGCTGAACTCGAACGAGTTCGGGGCGATGGTCGGCAGCGAGATCCTGGCCGTTCCGAAGACCGGACCGGGCCAGCTCGCTCGGGCCTGGCACTGGCCGCTCCGGAACGTGTGGCTCGGCACGTCGATCGAGTCCGACCTGTACGACTTCCGGGCCGATCACCTGCGCCGCACCCCCGCCGCGGTCCGGTTCATCTCCGCCGAGCCGTTGCTGGGCCCGCTGCCGCAGCTCGACCTGACCGGGATCGACTGGTTGATCGTCGGCGGCGAGTCCGGCCCCGGCGCCCGTCCGATGCACCCGCAGTGGGTGCGCGACCTGCGCGACCGATGCCGGCGGCCGTTCGTCCGCAACGGCGGCACGCTCGACCACTGCGAGGCGTGCGGCGAGGAGTACGACGACCCGTGCCCCGAGCATCGAGTGGCGTTCTTCTTCAAGCAGTGGGGCGACTGGGTCGGTCAGGCCGACCACCCTCGCGAGCTCACCGCCGAGGTGCTGCGCAGCTGCTCGACCATCCGGTTGGACGGCACCGTCGACACGCCCGGTGTCCTCGGCCACGCGGCCGTGTACCGGGTCGGCAAGAAGGCCGCTGGCCGCCGGCTCGATGGCCGCATCTGGAGCGAGATGCCCGAGGAGAGGTTGGTGCCCGATGGGTTCTGAGGTGTGGCGTGGCCGTCTGTTGTCGGTGTCGTTGACCGAGGCCGCTGTGCTGGCCCGCCGGAAGACGGTGACCCGCCGGCTGGGCTGGTGGAACGACCGCAACGGGCGTCCCCTGGTCATGCCGGGTGACCGGTTGCAGCTGTGCCGCAAGGTGATGGGCCGCCGCCCAGGCGAGCCGCTCGTGCGCCTCGCTCTGGTCGAGGTGACCGACGTGTCCCGCCAGCAGCTCTGGATCGCGAACACCCCCGACGAGGCCGCCCTCGAGGGGTTCCCCGACTGGTCCTGGGACCAGTTCGTGGGGTTCTTCTGCCGGGAGATGCGCTGCCACCCAACCACCCACGTGACCCGCATCGCGTGGACGTACCTCGACACCCCCAGGAGCATGCCGTGACCACCAACCCTCGCACGATCCGCGGCCAGGACCACTGGCCGTACGTGGGCCGGCTGTCGTGGGACCCGAACACGGGCCGCCCGCTGATCGAGGTGATCCAGGACGACGACGAGGTCCTGGTGAAGGACGGCGACGAGTTCGTCACGTTCTGGGCTGCCCGCACCCTCCCGAACGTGATGCCGACGTTCCCCGACGACGAGGCTCCTGGAGCTCAGCCGTGACGACACGCGACGAGGCCCGGATCGAGCGGGGCCGGCGGGTCCTGCGCATGCAGGGCCGGGCCGAGGCGGCGTTGATTCTGACGGCCCGCAAGGTCCTGCCGTCGATGCGGTTGAACGACTGGGCCAACCTGCTCGATGTCCCGATGTCGGTGGTCGAGGCGACCCGGCATCGGTGGCGCCACGGCGACCGCCCTGCAGGCGCACCGGCCCGTGCACCGAAGAAGCGCCGTCCGGAGACCCCGGGCGAGTTCCCCTGCCCGGTCGATGGCTGCGACCACGTGGCCCGCTACCGCAAGGGCCTGTTCCGACACCACCTCGCCGCTCACGCCGACCCCGTCCCTTGCCCGTTCTGCGACCGCCTGTGCAACCCGGCCGGCCTCGGCCCCCACAAGCGCCACTGCCCGCAGAACCCCGACCGGCCAACAGCGGCATGACCACCACCGCCGCGGTGCAGCCTCCCGGCCAGATGCACCTGGTGCCGCCGACCCCTGACCGGTCGGCGTCGTCGTACCGGGTGGTGTTCGTCCCCGATGCCGGCACCCCCCGGGAGACCGCTCCGGTCCGGGATCTGCCGGTCGCCGCTGGCCGCGCCCATCACGCCGCCAGCAGGTACGGGGAGGCGTGGATCGTCGCCGCTGACGGCTCCTCGGCGCACGTCGACGCCGCCGGCACCGTCACCCCTCTCTCCGGGTGGGCCACCAAGGCCGCCCGGGTCATCACCAACAGGAAGGCCCCCTCCCCATGACCACCACCGACCCCAGCCAGGCCGTCTCGATCGAGCTGGTCGAGATCCCGCTCGACCAGCTGGTCCCGCACCCCGACAACGTGCGCCGCCGCCTCGGCGACGTCTCCGAGCTCGCCAAGTCGATCGCCGGCTCCGGCGTCCTCGAACCGCTCCTCGTGCTCCCCGCCGGCGACAACGACCAGCACATGGTCGTCGCCGGCCACCGCCGCCTCTCCGGAGCGAAGAAGGCCAAGCTCGCCACCGTCCCGTGCGTGATCCGCGACCTCACCGAGGTCGAGGTCCTCGAGACGATGCTGACGGAGAACCTGCAGCGCGCCGAGATCACCCCGGTCGAAGAGGCCCGCGCCTACGCCCGCCTGATCGATCTCGGCTCGTCGATCGCCGAGATCGCCCGCAAGGTCGGCCGCCGCCCCGAGCTCATCAAGTCCCGGCTCGCGATCACCGTCCTGCCCGCCAAGGTCCTCAACGCCGTCGACGCCGGCGACCTCCGCCTCGGCGACGCCGAGGACGCCACCAAGTACGCCGACGACGACGACGCCATGGACTACCTGGTCTCGATCCTCGGCCAGCACCACAACCCGGTGTACGCGACCGGCAACTACATCTCGAACCGCGACCACGACCGCGAGATCGCCTCGATCACCGAGAAGCTCACCGCCAAGGGCATCTCGATCTTCACCCCCACCGACAAGTACTGGCGGCCCCCCTACCACCTCAACCTGTCGAAGCCGACCACCCTCAAGCTGCTCGGCCTCACCGCCACCCAGCACCGCGCCGAGCCCTGCCACGCCGTCTACATCGGCTCCGGCGGCTGGTCCTCGAAGGTCGAACAGGTCCAGATGTGCACCGCCCCCAAGCGGCACACCACCAAGGGCAAGCCCGCCGACCGCTCCGACCTCCAGATCGACCCGGCGAAGTACTCCTCCACGCCCGACGCCACCCAGGCGAAGGCGCGCAGCGACAAGAAGCTCCGCACCCTCGCCGAGGCCCGCCACGTCGACGCCGCCGCCGAACGGTTCCTCCACAGCCCGCTCCGCACCTTCGGCGAGGACGTCCAGGCGATGACCCTCGCCGTCCTCAACGCCCACATCGACGCCCGCTACCAGGACCGCAACGCCATCCGGACGCTCGCCTGCAAGCTGGCCGCCGCCGACGTCATCCCCGACGGCCCCAACTCGACCACCCCCGACTGGGACACCACCTGGGACCTGTTCACCAGCGACCCCACCAACTACCCGAAGGCCATCGCCGCCGCCTCGACCGCCATCTGCCTCCACCAGGCGGCCGGCACCGACCACTCCTGGAACCGCGGCGGCTACACCGCTCTGCTCACCTGGCTGATGCACACCGGCTACGACCCGGCCGACGACGAGCTCGACCTGATCGAAGCGACCTTCGCCCACCAGCTCGAGGACCACGACGAGCTGACCCGGTACGTGACCGAGCTGCTCGCCAACCAGCCGCCCACCCCCACCACCACGACGACGACGGCATCGGCGGAACCGGCCACCTCCGAGCTCGACGACCTCACGGCCCGCGCCGCCACCCTCGAAGACGGCCCCGAGCTCGACCATGTGAACGCCCGCATCGCCGAGCTCCTCGACCTCACCTCCCGCCCCTACTTCCTGTGCGTCGAGTCCACCGGCGAACGCTGGGGCACCCACAGCTTCGCCACCTTCGACGAGGCCCTCGACGCCCAGGCCGCCGCCATGGAAGCCGAACCCAGCCTCATCCTCGCCGTCCACACCCACACCACCCCCGAGGCGAGCTGATGGGCGGGCGGTACGCCGAGGGCACCACGGTCACCGTCGAGCGGTCGAAGGCCGAGATCGAAGGCACCGTCCGCCGGTACGGGGCGACCAGCTTCATCTCCGGCTACGACGAGCACTCGGCGTTCGTGCTCTTCAAGGCCAACGGCCGCATGGTCCGCTTCCACGTGCCGATCCCGGCTGCCGCCGACCCGATGTTCGCCCGCGACGGCCGCAAGAACACGCGCACGCCCGAGCAGCGCCAGCGGGCCGCCGCCGGCGAGGAGATGCGCCTGTGGCGCTGCCTGCTCCTGGCCATCAAGTCGAAGCTCGAGGTCGTCGAGTCCGGGATCTCCTCGTTCGAGCAGGAGTTCCTGGCCCACATCGTGCTGCCCGACTCCACCACGGTGGCCGACTGGATCGGCCCCCAGCTCGAGGACGCCTACGCCTCTGGCACCATGCCCGCAGCGCTCCCCGCCCTCGGCCCGACCACCGACCGCCTCGAGCTCGGCCCGGGGGACGGCCGATGACCGGCATGCTGCTCCACGGCCTGTCGACCCTCGGCCCGCTCACCGATGTGCAGCGGTCGCTGATGGTCGAGCACGAGGCCCTGATCGGGTTCACGATCCGCACCCAGTGCGCCGGCTACTTCGGGCCCGGCTACGACGTCGACGACGCCTGGCAGGACGGCTGGTTCGGTCTCGCTGCCGCAGCCACCAAGTTCCGGCCGGAGCTCGGCAAGTTCTCCCCGCTGGCGGTCCGGGAGATCACCAAGGCGATCCGCCGCGGCCAGGGCCTCGCCCACGGCCGGAACTGGCGCCGCAAGACGACCCAGCGCCGCACGATCGACCGCACCACGGTCGCCCCGCTCGACGACGTCGACCTCGAACGCCTCACCGCCACCACCCCTGACCCCGAAGCGGTCGCCGTAGCGAACGACCTCTACGACCGGGCCGTCGCCGCCGGCCGCCGAGCCTGCACCGACCACATCGACCGGGCCGTGCTCGCCTGGATCCTCGACCCCAACGACACCCGCCCCTCCGACGACCTCGCCGCCCTCTACCGGCGGTCCGGGCAGGCGATCCGCAACCGCCGCCACCGCCTCACCGTCACCATGGCCCGCACCCTTCACCGATGACCCGCCTGCTCTCCACCCTTCTGGCTGGCGCCCGCACCCGGGCGACCAGCCGACACCACGCTGCGCCGGCCGCACCGCCTTCGAACCTTCAGGCGCAAGCGAGCCAGCGACCCACCGGCGCCACAGCGCCCCGGGTCGTCAACGTCACCCCCACCACCTGCCTGCTGGGGCCCGGTGGGGGAGCGATGGCATCGCCGCGGCCGGCGCAGCCCACCCCAGTGCTCGACACGTACCCGGACCCCGACGCCACCGACCTGGCATGCCGCCTGTTCGGCCACGTGCGCACCCTCGCCGCCCCGTCCCGCTGCTACTGCGGCCACGACCTCGGCGACCCCACCACCCCCACCACAGCGGAGGCCTGACCGATGCCCACCCGTCCGACCACGCCACCGCCTGGCCCCGCACCGAATCACACCGCTGTGGTTCGCCGCCGCCGCTCCCTGGCCCGCCACACGGCCCTGGCGGCGTTCTGCTGGGCCTGGGGGGCCTGGGGCCTCTCCACGGCCCTCGCGACGGCCACGTGGGCCACCGTGGCCGCCCTGGCCGCCTCCGGGCTCTGGGCGCAACGCCACCGGTTCATCATCGACGAGTACTCCGGCATCGAGCACCGCCACCAGGTGACCCAGGCCCTCGGAGGTGAGCGGTGACCCCGCCCGCTGAGCGTCGCTGGCGCCGCCGCCAGCCCATCACCGCCGGCCTCGCCCTCCTGGCCTTCCTGCGTGCCAACCGCCAGGGGCCTCCGAACGATGGACATGTGTGCCGCCCGATGCTCGTCACCCCGCGGCCGAAGGCGAAGCCCACGGAGCTGTGGTTCGGCTCGAACGAGGAGTACGGCGACGTCGACCCGATGGCTGCCTACGGGCGCCTGTCCTCCTGGATGGACGACGACGAGTTGGGCCCGTGGACCCTTGAGCGCTACGGCGTGCGGCCGACGGTCGACCACTTGCCGTCGGCCGAGCAGATCCTCGAATGGGTTGAGTCGATCGACGAGGCGGACGACTTCAGGTCGTCCACCACCGTTGTCATGGAGCAGATCGACCAGTGGTCGAGCGAACACGGCGAGATCGACGAGTGGTGGTGTGACCAGCTCATGGACGTCTCGCCGGAGGTGGCCGAGGACCTCGTCGCCAGTCCGACGCTCGAGACCGCCGAGGCGCTGCGTCAGGCCGTCGCCGACGAGATCACCTACGTCATGGCCGGCGAACACCTCAGCACCCACCAGCTGACCCGCACCACCGACGGCAGGGTCCTCCTCGACGGCGAAGTGATCGGGGAGTGGACGCCCATCCCGCCGCCGTGCTGCCGGGCCTGTGTCGGCACCCCGCTCACCGAGCTCGGCCAGCGCTCGGTTCACCCGCGATGCCCCACCTGCGGGGACGTCTTCTGCCCCCGTGCCACGTCACACCTGAACCGCTGCCCCTCGACCGATGGGCACGGCTGCGCCCCGGGCGGCTACAAGGTGGGCGAACGCTGATGGCGTGGTTCAAGGTGTCCGACGACTGGATCGATCACCCGAAGGTGCAGCGCGCTGGCCGCAACGGCCGCGCCTTGTGGATCGCTGCGGGGAACCGGTGCGCGAAGTACTCGTCGGACGGGCTGATCGAGAAGGACCTGCTCCGCACCTACGCCGCGCTCGCCGAGGTCCCGGCCCCGTCGACGGCGAACAAGCTGGTCGAGGTCGGGCTGTGGCACGACCACGAGTCGCTCAAGAAGTGCACGACGTGCAAGGCGTCGATCGAGGCGATCAACCGGGAGCGAGCGTCAGTCGACGAGCCGCGCCTGGTCGTCGGGCCCGGCGACTACTACTTCCACGACTGGGCCGCCCACCAGCTCCCCAAGCACCGCACGCTGTCCCCGGAGGCCAAGGCCGCCGACGACCGGCTCCGGGCGCTCAAGAAGGACCGGGGGCTGTGCGAGGAGATCCAGAAGCGTGACCGGGCCCGCTGCCGCTACTGCGGCCGCCAGGTCAACTGGAAGGCCCGACGAGGTGACGCATACGCCACCTATGACCACGTCGACCCCTGGTGCTTCGCCCCGAACTCCGGCAACTTCCTCGAGGGCGTCGTCACGGCGTGCGGCGACTGCAACGGCCGCAAGGGCCAGCGCACCGCCGCCGAGTGGGAAGCCGACGGCGGCCTGCCGCTCCGCACCCCGGGGTGGCGCCAGGGCGACCCGTGGCCCCCCAGCGGAGCCGCTCCCGTCGCCTCGACGCCGGCTCTCCCGGCCGCCGATCAGCCCGAAATCGGGGAAAACCTGGAGCTCGAAAACGCTGCGAATCCCGACGAAATCACAAGCGTGCAAGCGCAGCGGAATCCGGTCGGATTCACGGCCAGTTCAACGACCCCGCACCCCCTCCCACCTGGGCAGGGATCTAGCTCCGGACCTAGCCCGGATCTAGCCCGTTTTGATTTTCGATCTAGTCCCACACGTGCGCACGGGCGCGCCCGTGCGCGACTGGGGCCGGGCCGGGTCGGGCTAGATCCGGGACTAGGTCCGGGACCAGGTCCGGTTCGGTCCGGGCTGGGTCTGGTCGGGCTGGTCCGGGCTGGGTCGGGAGCGCCGCCAGGCGCCAGCCCTGTCGTGTCCGGTGAGACCTCGAGTGCTGTGGAGGAGTCCGATGGGTGAGCGCTGGGTGTCAGCAGATTCTCGTCGGCTGGTGTCGGCTTCGGAGCAGGACCAGGTGCAGCGGTTCACCGCGGTGGTGCACGAGCTGGAGTCGTTGTCGTTGCGGTTGGCGGCGGTGTTGCACGTGATGCGGGAGTGCCAGGCCGGTCAGCCGCAGGCGGCCCGGTCGCATCGGGAGGGCGATGACGATGGCCGGTCGCCGTTGGGGCAGCTGTGGTGCTGGGAGCACGAGCAGTCGTTGGCGGTTTGCATCGATCGGGATGGCCTGTTGTGCACGGGGGAGCTGGGCCGCGACATCTCCGACCCGGTGGGCAACGCTGCGATCCTCGTGGACCGGGCGACCCGGGACCGGGAGATGCTGCTGCGTCGACTCGAGGAGCTGACGTCGAAGGGGATGCAGGTGCTCGGGTTGGCGGCGAACTATCCGACGTCGTCGGCCGAGCTCGACAACCCCGACCCCGACGACGAGGTGGGCACGACGTGGTGCCGGTCCTGCTGGAAGGACAACAAGACCTGCACCCCGATCACGACGAGGCTCTCGACCGGGCAGCGGTACTACCGGGATCGGTGTCGCTGGTGTGGCGACATGACCAAGACCATCGGCGGTGAGCCGCCGACATGGCTGGTGGCGAAGCACCTCCGTGGCGAGCGGATCACCACCGGTCACGTGGACCAGGCGAAGAAGGCTGTCGCCCTGACCAAGAAGACGAAGAAGGCGAAGAAACGCCGGTGACCTCGTCGGCCGGCGGTGCTCGTGGTGTCGGCGATGATGTGCCGGTGTCTCAGCGAGCTGGTGATGGCGAGGCGATGGTGGCTTGCTACCGATGCGGCAAGCAGCGGCGGGCGATCACGGACTTCCAGGGCTACAAGATCTGCAAGACCTGCCGGACCCCGGTCGATGAGGTCGAGGCGGAGAACTCCCAGGGGTTCAACCGGGCGCGCTACGAGCGGTGGCAGGCGATGGTGCGGGCCCGGGAACGGCACCGTGCTCGTCGACGTGAGATGCACAAGGGCTACGAGATCTCGGAGCCTGAGTACGTCAGGCTCCTCGAGGCGCAGCAGTACCTCTGTGCGATCTGCGACGGGCCACCTCCTCCGGGCCGCCCGCTGTCGATCGACCACGACCATGTGACCGGCGAGGTGCGCGGGCTGCTGTGTCCGAACTGCAACACCGGCTTGGGGTTCTTCGAGGACAGCCTGGAGCGTCTCGAACGGGCGGCCGACTACCTGATCAACCCGCCTCGTGAGGACGTGCGCGACTGAGGGTCCACCATCCGCGTCCCCGCACGTGTCACACTTTCGTTCTGATGGGCCTCGCTGGTGCTGACCGGCGGGGCCTTCGCCGTTCCCGGGCTGCTGTTGGTGGGATCCGCTGGTGGTTCGGGTTGTGTCGTCAGGGCGGGCGCGAGGGGGCCGCCCAGACGACGACGGTCGTGCCTGTACCTCGAGGAGGTTGCCGATGCCGACTCGCCCGCGTTCCCCTCGCCGGCGCCCTGGTGCTCAGGCCCGGGGCTATGACCGTGACCATCAGCAGCGCACCGCCGAGGCGATCGCCGCTGAACCGTGGTGTCACACCCAGCCGCGCTGCCCGTATCCCGATGCCGGCACCCGGGCGAACCCGTTGACCGGTGACCACCCGCTGACGGTCGCCCAGTGCGGCGGCGACGTCGAGGCATGGAAGGCACAGAAGCGAGTGCCGCTGTGTCGTCGATGCAACTCGTCGAAGCAGTCCAGGGCCCGGGGGGAGGGTCCAAAGTTCGGGGTCGAACGACCCCCGCAGACCCTCATTAGCCTTCTTCTCTCGCTGTCAGAAGTCCGGCCCCCGCGTACCCTGACCTGGGGTTTCGGTGGGTAGGGGCGGTCAGGGCCGCCCGGCGAAGCCGACGTCGTTGAAGCTCGTCGCCGGCGAGCGGAAGGACCGGATCAACGACCGGGAGCCGGTGCCGGCTGATGCTGCGATCGAGCCGCCGGCGTGGCTCGATCCTTCGGCGCTCGAGGTGTGGGCCCGGTACGCGCCGGACCTGGTGGCCACCGGGGTGCTGACGGCGTGGGATGTGCAGGCGTTCGCCGAGTGGTGCGATGCGGCGTCGACGGTGGCGTTCGCTGCTGAGCAGCTGGCGGCCGAGGGGCACATCGTCGAGCAGGACGTGTTCGACCGGAACGGCAAGCCGACCGGCAAGAGGCTGGTGACGAACCCGTGGTGGTACATCCAGCAGCGGGCGCTGGAGGTGACGCAGAAGCGGGCGGCGCGGTTCGGGCTGACGCCGGCGGAGCGGTCGGGGATCGCTGTGGACCGTGGAGGTGTCGGTGGCGGCGAAGACCCCGAGTCGTACCTCGGCTGACAAGCGGTCGCCGTCGAAGCCTGGTGCGACCCGGCGGGCGGGTGCGTCGAAGGCCACGGCGGTGAAGAAGGCTCCGGCGAAGAAGGCGCCGGCCAGGAAGCGCACGACGTCGAGGAAGCGGCCACCGGATCCGGCGAAGCGGTGGCGGCCAGCCGACCGGTCCGGTCAGGTGTGCGGGTTCTCGTTCGGCGACAAGGTGTGCCGCAAGCGTGGCGCCCACTACTGCGAGCCCCGGGCCGACAAGGTCGTGGGGTTCTGCCGGGTGGTGCTGCGTCACACGACGGGCCCGTTCGCTCGGCGGCCGTTCGTGCTCGAGCCGTGGCAGGAGTTCGAGATCATCCGGCCGTTGTTCGGCGAGGTGATCTGGTCGAAGGAGTGGGGCCGGTACGTCCGCCGCTACCGGGTGGCGTACATCGTCATGGCCCGCAAGAACGGCAAGTCGGCGCTGGCCGCGGCGATTGTGCTGTACCTGCTCGTCGGCGACGGCGAGGAAGCGGCCGAGGTGTACGGGGCGGCGAAGAACACCCGCCAGGCCGGGAAGGTGTACCAGCCGGTGAAGCGGATGGTGCAGCTGTCGCCGGCGCTGTCGAAGCGGTTGAAGGAGAACAAGGCGTCCCGCCGGATCTACGACGAGTCGAGGGGCTCGTTCTATGAGGTGATCCCGGCCGACGCGGTCGGCGAGCTCGGCCACAACCCGCATGGGTTCGTGCTCGATGAGGTGCTCTCCCAGCCGAACCGTGACCTGTGGGACACGATGCGCACGGCGCTCGGTGCCCGCGTGCAGGCCCTGGTGGTGGCCATCACCACCGAGACCAACGAGCCCGACAGCTTCGGCGCCGAGCTGATCGACGAGGCCGAGCGGATCCAGGAGGATCCGGCCCGTTCCCCGCACTCGTTCTCGTGGGTGCGCAAGACCCCGAAAGACGTCGACCCGTTCGTCCAGAAGAACTGGTACCACGCCAACCCGGCGCTCGGGCGATTCAAGTCGCTCGAGGAGATGAAGAAGATGGCCCTCGAGGCCCGCAACGATCCGGCGGCCAAGGCGGCGTTCCTGCAGCTGCAGCTGAACATGCGCCAATCGGTGGTGACCAGGTGGCTGAACATGCCGCTGTGGGACGCCGGTGCCACCGAGGTGGTCGAGGCGGACCTGGTCGGACGCACGTGCTTCGCCGGGCTGGACCTGGCGTCGACGACGGACCTCGCAGCGTGGGTGCTGCGGTTCCCCGCTGAGGATGGCCAGCCCGCCGCCGTGCTGTGGCGGTTCTGGACCCCGGAGGCGCAGCTGCGCAAGCTCGACCAGGCCACGGCCGGGCAGGCGTCGTTGTGGGTAGCCGCCGGGCTGATGGTCGCCACCGAGGGCGACTGGATCGACTACTCGGGCGACGACACCAACGAGGGCCGGTCAGGGTCGGGGCTGGCGATCCACCCGACCATCGCTGCTGACGCCGGCCAGTTCCGGATCGTGAAGGTCGGCTACGACCAGGCGCAGGCGACCGCGACGGCCCAGTTCATGCAGGGCCTGGGCCTCGACATCACGCCGGTGCCGCAGGGCTACGGGGTGTCGGCGGCGCTCCAGGAGATCCACCGCCTGGTGAAGCACGACGCCGATGCGGCGAAGAAGGGCGAGCCGGTCCTGCTCGGCCATGGCGGCCATCCGGTGGCCCGCTGGAACGTGGACTCCGCCGAGGTGCGACGTGATGACGGCGAGCGGATCAAGTTGGTGAAGCCCGACCGGGACAAGTCCCGCAAGCGCATCGACGGCCTCGCAGGCCTGGCCAACGCAGTGAAGGTCGAGCTGGACTATCAGGCCGAGGGGCCGGGGGTGGTGAACCTGTGGTAAAGCTCCTGCACCGGGCCCGTGCCCGGGTCCTTCGCATCCTGGTCGTCGTCGCCGAGCTGGCCATGGTGCCGTTGGCGTTGCTGTGGTCGAAGCGGGCCACGTTGATCGAGACGACCGGGCTGGTGTGCCTGGTGGTGTTCGCCGGGTCGTTCGGTGCACGGTGGGCGTTCCTGGTCGCCGGGCTCTACCTGGTGGCCCGTGCGGGCGTGATCGAGGCCCGGTCGATGGTCGCTGCGAGGGCGAAGCCGTGACGCTGCTGGGCGGCCTGTTCCGTCGTTCGTTCGAGGATCCGTCGATGCCGCTGTCGGATCACTCGCTGGCCGAGTGGCTGACCGGCGCCCGTTCGGATGCCGGGGTGGCAGTCACCGAGAAGCGGGTGCTCGGCCTGCCCGCCTACTACCGGGCGCTGGTCGTCACCGCCGGCACCGTCGCCGGGCTGCCGCTCCACCAGCACGAACGGGCCGGTGGCCGGGTGCAGACCCCGTGGGTGATGGACGCCCCGAACCCGCGCCAGACCCCGATCGAGTACAAGATGACCACCCTGCTGCACGGCCTGGCGTGGGGCAACGGGATCTCCCGCAAGGTGCGGGACGGGTCGGGCATGGTCCGCGAGGTGTGGCCGATCCACCCCTCGGCGGTGCAGATCCACCAGGAGGAACCGACCTCAGCGGACCCGGCCGGCAAGGTGTTCGAGATCCGGTTGCAGTCCGGCGAGCAGATCCGCCGGCGCAGCTGGGACATCCTCCACACCCCGTTCGTGTCCTTCGATGGGGTCAGCGGTGTGCGGCCCCTGGAGCTGTTCCGCCAGTCGCTCGGCCTGGCGATCGCCGGCGACGACTCGACCGCCAAGTTCATGGCCAACGGATCCCGCCTGTCGGGCATCCTGTCGTCGGACAAGAACCTCGAGAAGGAAGCCGCCGACCGGCTCAAGGCCCGGTGGAAGCAGCTCACCGGCGGCGTCGCGAACGCCGGCGAGATCGCCGTGCTCGACAACGGCGCCAAGTTCACCCCGGTGTCGATCCCGCCCGCCGACGCCCAGCTGTTGCAGTCCCGCCAGTGGATGGTCACCGAGATCGCCCGCATGGTCGGCACCCCTCCCCACCTGATCGGCGACGTGTCCGGCTCGACCAGCTGGGGGACCGGCATCGAGCAGCAGGTGCTCGGCTGGGTGAAGTTCACCCTGCAGATGTGGATCACGTCGATGGAGCAGCGGTGGGCCGCTGAGCTGCTCCCTCCGTCCCGGTACGTGAAGCACTCCCTCGAGGGTCTGCTGCGAGGCGACTCGACTGCTCGGGCCGCGTTCTACCACCAGGCCATCACCGACGGCTGGATGACCCGCAACGAGGTCCGCCACCTCGAGGACCGCGACCCTGGCCCGGACTCGCTCGACGAGTACCTGGCCCCCTCGAACATGACCCTGATCTCCGTGGACGGGACCATCGTCCCGCTCTCCTCCGACGGCGTCGCCGCCGCCGGAGACGCCTGAACCGCCGCTCACCCTGGGGAGGCTCACCATGCCCACCACCGCACAGCTCGAAGCCAAGCGCAGCGCGGTGTACCGCGCCACCGACCCGTCTGGTCGCCTGGTGCGGAGCGCCCGCCTGGACTCCGCCACGATCACCCGAGAGGCCAACGAGGACGGCTCGATCGGGTTCCGGGGCGAGGCGATCGTCTTCGACACCCCGACCTGGATCGGGTCGAAGCGCTGGGGGTTCTGGGAGGAGATCGCCCCGGAGGCGGTCACGAAGACCCTCCGAGAGGCGGACGTGCGCCTCCTCCAGAACCACGATCCGAACCTGCTGCTCGCCCGCACGTCGGCGGGGTCGCTGCGCTCGACCGCAACCGCGACCGGCGTCGAGGTCGACGCCGACATGGCCCCGACCAGCTACGCCCTCGACGCCGCGATCCTCCTCGAGCGCCGCGACCTCCGGGAGATGTCGTTCGCATTCGAGCCGCTCGCCTGGGACTACGAGGAGCGCGACGGCGAGGACTTCTACCGGATCACCGAGCTCGCCCTCTACGACGAGGCGATCGTGACCTTCCCGGCGTACCAGACCACCTCGGCCGGGCTGCGCTCCGTGGCGTTCGACGCCATGTGCCGGGCGATCGGTCTCGATGCTGCCGGCGAGCGCCGGCTGCTCACCGAGCTGACCGGCGCCCCCGACGAGGTCCTCGACGCGCTGCCCCTGCGGGCGCGTGACCTCATCCACCAGATCGCTGAGCAGTCGCCGGCCGACACCACGGCTGCTCCCGAAGGCGGCGCAAGCCGCGACGACAGCCCGCCGGCCGACACCACGGGCGCACCCACCACCCTGCTGCAGGACCACCTGGCCCTGCGGACCAAGCTCATCAAGGAGAAGATCTGATGCCCACCGCACTGCAGGACCTGGTCGACCGCCGCGCCGCGGCCTTCGCCCAGGCCGAAGAGTTCGCCACCCGCCGCCTCGCTGGCGAGGAGCTCGCCGCCGAGGACCAGGCCGCCTGGGAGCGGGCCCTCAACGACGTCGACGCCATGGGCGCCGAGGTCGAGAACCTCGAGCGCACCGCCCGCCTGTCGACCTCGTTCGCCGAGATCGACGAGCGCGCCCGCGCCGAGGGCGCCGGCGCGGCCGCCGGCACCCCCGCCGTCTCCGGCGACTACGAGCGGGCCTTCGAGGCGTACGTGCGCCACGGCATGGCCCGCCTCTCGGGTGAGCAGCAGGAGCTGCTCCACCGCGGGTTCGCCGAGTTCGACGACCCGCAGGCCCGTGCCCTGTCGGCGTCGATCGGCACCGCCGGCGGCTACACCGTGCCCGAGGGGTTCTGGGCCAAGGTGACCGAGACCATGAAGGCCTACGGCGGCGCCTGGAACGGCGCCGAGCTCATCACCACCACCACGGGTGCGGCGCTGCCCTGGCCGACCAACGACGACACCGGCAACGAGGGCTACATCCTCGGCGAGAACGTCGAGGCCACCAACGAGGGCGACATGGAGTTCGGCAAGAAGACCCTCGAGGCCTTCACGTTCGTGTCGGGCCCGGCCAAGGTGTCGTTGATCCTGATGCAGGACAGCGGCGTCGACATCGAGGGCCTCGTCGCCCGCAAGATGGGTGAGCGGATCGGCCGCCGCAAGAACCGGGCGTTCACCACCGGCACCGGCTCCAGCCAGCCCCAGGGCTACGTGACGGGCCTCACCGTCGGCAAGACCACCGCGTCGGCCACCGCGGTCACCTACAACGAGGTGATCGACCTGGAGCACTCGGTCGACGCCGCCTACCGGGCGTCGGGCCGCTGCCGGTACAAGTTCCACGACCTGGTGTTCGCCGAGCTGCGCAAGCTCCGTGACGACTCCGGCGGCGCCGGCGTCGGCCGCCCGCTGTGGCAGCCCACCGTGTCCGCCGGTGCACCCGACACCTTCAACAACCACCCCTACGACATCAACAACGACATGGACTCGACGGTGGCCGCCACCAAGAAGACCATGGCGTTCGGCGACTTCCAGTCCGCCTTCGTCGTGCGGGTCGTCGTCGGCGGGCAGCTGATGCGGCTGACCGAGCGGTACGCCGAGAACCTCCAGGTCGGGTTCATCGCCTTCGAGCGGGCCGACTCGATCGTCCAGGACACCTCGGCCGCCAAGGTGCTGCAGCAGCACGCCTGACCCACCCGGGCCGTCTGGGCCGCCCGCCACGCTCGGCTGAGCGGGCGGGCGGCCCTGGTCCACGACGCCCACAGGAGGGCACCCCATGACCAAGGACCTCAACCGCGACGTCGCCGTCGCCTCGACGCTGGCGCCCGCGCTGCGCACCACGACCGCCTCCGGGGCGACCGTGGACCTGCAGGGCTACGGCAAGGCGGCGTTCGTCGCCCACATCGGTGTCGTCACCGACGGCACCCACGCCTTCGACCCCGAGGAGTCCGATGACGGCTCCACCTGGGCGAACATCGCCTCGACCGATCTGTCCGGCACGTTCGTCTCGGCGACGAGCTCGGCGGACGAGACCGTCCAGGAGGTCGGCTACCTCGGCACGAAGCGCTACGTGCGCTGCAACGTGACCGTGACCGGCTCCCCGTCGACCGGCGGCCTCATCGCCGTGTCGGTCGTGCGCTCCGGCGCCCGGACCCTGCCGGTCTGATCGGCGACCTGGTGAGTGCCGCCCCGGTCCGCTGAACCGGGCCCGGGCGGCCCCCCCCCCCCCCCCCCCCCCCCCCCACCCCTCACCCCCTTCTGGAGGCGCTGCGATGCGCGTTCGCATGACCACCAACATCGGCGGCTTCCGCAACAGCGAGCCGTGGCCCCGCAAGGGCGAGATCACCGACCTGCCCGCCCACGAGGCGGCCGACCTGATCGAGGTCGGCTACGCCGTGCCCGTCGAGGAGGATCCCCATGCCCCCGACCCCACCCCCGGGAACGGACCGGATGCGCCGGCCGCCGCACCCGTCGAGGCCGACGCCGGCCACAGCGATGCGCCGCCCGCCGGTGACGCGCCCGGGCCCGACAGCGACACCCCCGAGCCCGACGTCGCCGACGCCATCACCGCCGACGACACGGTGAGCGCCGGGCTCGCCGGGCTCGACAAGCCCGCGCTGATCGCCCTGGCTGCGAAGCACGGCATCGACGTCTCCGGGCGTTGGGCGGCCAAGCGGCTCCGCCAGGAGATCGCTGCGGCGCTCGGCGGCTGACCGTGGCCTACCTGTCCGCCGACCAGATCCAGACCCTGGTGGCCCGCACGGCCACGATCAACCCGTTCGGCGAGTACTCCGACGAGGACCTCGAGGACCTGGCCGACGAGTTCAAGGGCACCGTCGAGCGGTACCTGGCCTGCGCTCAGGAACCGACCACCACGACCGAGATCGTGGACCTGACGGTCCGGGCGAAGGAGATCGTGCTGGCGTGGCCGAAGGTGCGGTCGATCACGTCGGTGACCGTCGCCGGGGTCACCCTGCTGTCCACTGCGTACCGGCCCCGGTTGGCGGCGGGGACGCTGGTGCGGGTCGGTGGCTGCTGGGATCCGGAGCACCCGCCGACGGTTGTGTACGTGCACGGAGCGGATGCGCCGAGCAAGGGGCTCAAGCGGGCGTGTGCCTTGTACGTGGCGTCGGTGGCGGTCGCTGAGCAGTCCGGCACGAGCCGCGACATCATCACCCAGGGCATCGATGGCGGCACGACCCGGTACTCGACACCGAACTTCGACGAGGGCCGCCCGACGGGTTGGCTCGAGGTGGACCGGCTGATCAACGCCGAGGCCGGCTTCGACATCCCGGGGATCGGCTGATGCCGCAGACCTCGGTGCGCCGCCCTGCGATGACCGAGCTGCTCGCCAAGATCCGGGCCGCCGACGAGGGCCTGATCGTCACCTCCGGCTTCCCCGGCACGGAGAACCTGCGTAGCCGGAACCTGTGGGTCGACGACCTGTCCTCCACCGAGGAGTCCCCGTTGATCACCGGGGGCCGGGACTTCCGGGACGACGTGTTCATCATCACGCTGCTCATCCGGGTCTCTGGCGTCACGTCGACCGACGCCGCCCACGACGCTCTCGATGCGATCGATTCGGTGGTTGACGACGTCGTGGCAGACGACCCCGAGTTCGCCCAGGTGGACGGCGTGTTCTCCGTGGGCCTGTCCGAAGCGGACTTCACCGTCGGTGTCACCCCGTCGGGGGTCGTCGGCTGGGGTCGACGCGAAGTGCACTTCCACGCCCGCTACACCTGACGGAGGCATCCCGATGCACATCACCTACCCCGGGCCCCACGAGGGGGTCAACGTGTCCGCCACCGGCCAGAAGGCCCAGCGGGGCGTGCCCATCGATGTCCCCGACGACGTCGCCGTCCAGCTCATCCGCCAGGGCTGGCAGCCCGCCGTCCCGGCCTCGTCGCCGTTCGACGAGCTCGACAAGCCGGCGCTGCTCGAGCTGGCGGCCGCCCACGCCGTCGACGTGTCGCCGCGGTGGGGCGCTCCCCGCCTGCGCGCAGCGCTCGCCACCGCCCAGATCAACAACACGGCCGACGAGGCCGACATCCAGGAGGACATCTGATGGGACTGAAGGCAGGCCTCGCCGGCCAGTTCGGGTTCGTGACGGAGGACACCCCGGGTGTGGCGAAGACGCCCACCCTGTTCTTGCCGTTCATCAGCGAGACGATCTCGCGCACCCGGTCTCCGATCGAGTCGGAGGCGATCTACGCCGGTCGTCGCACGATGGACTCCGAGCAGTGGGCGCTGGGCCCGAACGTGGTCGGTGGCGACATCGGCCTGGAGCTCTACAGCAAGGGCACCGGCACCCTCTTCCGTCACTGCTTCGGTGGCAAGGCGACCGAGTCGCTCGGTGGCGGCCTGTACCGCCACACCTTCACCCCGGGCGATCTCTCGGGGCTGACCGGCTGCGCCCAGATCGGTGTGCCGTCGACCGTGGCCGGCGTCTACCCGAAGACGGCGTCGGGCCTCAAGGTGTCGTCGTGGGAGATCGGGGTGGTGGCCGGCGAGTTCGCCACCTTCGGCATGTCGTTCGTCGGCATGAAGCTGCAGCTCGGCTCCCGTGTGGTGACCGACGCCGTGACGACCAACGGCGACAAGACCGTGGGGTCCTCGTCGGGTGCGCTCACCGATGCCGATGTGGGCAAGTCGGTGTCGGGCACCGGCATCCCCGCCGGCGCCTACATCGCATCGGTGAACTCGGCCACGTCCTTCGAGCTGTCGGCCAACGCGACGGCGACCGGCACCGGGGTGTCGGTCACGATCGGGCTCCCGTTGGCGTCGGTGACGCAGCCGGACCTGGTGCCGTTCACGTTCCGTCACGGGGCGATCCTGCTCGGCGGGTCGGCTGCCCGGGTGAAGTCGGCGACGCTGACCGGTGACAACGCCGTGTCCGCCGATGACCGGTTGTTCATCGGCGAGGACAACTACGACGAGGCGCTCGAGACCGACCGCCGGTCCTACGGTGGGCAGCTCGAGCTGGAGTTCGAGAGCTCGGCTCAGTACGACCGGTTCGTCCGCGGCGCCGAGGTGGCGTTGGTGCTGTCGTTCTCGCAGGGCGACGAGTCGCTGACGATCACGAAGAACGTCCGCTACGACGACGCCGCCGTGAACGTCGGTAGCCGTGGGATCGTCGGGCAGAGCCTGCCGGTCACCGGTGTGGGCGGCACGGACGCTGCCACGATCACCGCGGTCCTGGAGAACACCGACTCCTCGGCCGACTGATGGCGGCCCCGTCCCGTGCCCGGCGGGGCGCCGGTGCGCGGACGGGGTCATCGTCGGGGCCGGCGGTCCAGATCGTTGGGCTGCCGGAGTTCCGGGCGAAGCTGCGCCGGCTGGACAACCCTCGGGAGTGGTCGAAGAAGCTGGGCCGCGTCCAGCGTGAGATCGCCAAGCGGGTGGCCCAGTGGGCGCAGGCCGAAGCACGGGGCATGGGCGGGCCCCAGCGTCACTTCGCTGGTGCGATCCGTGGCCGTGGCGGAGTGGCTGGTGCTCGGATCCAGATCGGCAACGAGGACGCCAACGCTGCGTTCTGGGGTGCGAAGCAACGCTCCGGCTGGTTCGTGGCCAGCCGGTATGCCGCCTATTGGGGCAGCGATGGCCAGCACTCGCCGTGGGTGGGCAACTCGTGGGACGTGGGGGCCTTCGGCCAGGGCCCGTATGCGATCAACCCTGCGATCGCTGAGCACCGCGACGACATCGTGAAGGCCTACCGGGAGGGCCTGATGGAGCTGGCCGCCGAAGCGTTCCCGGATTGAACCAATCCCCCCCCTCTACCCCTCTGGAGGAACCCGATGGCGTCAGCGCCGAAGGTGAAGAAGGGCGGCCACGAGGCCGCCAAGTCCCGCAAGGCCAAGGCCCGGGAGGTGTACCGGATCTCGGTGGCCGACACCGATGTGTCGTTCACCCATGCACCGAACAACGTGCCGATCCGGGTTCGGAGCCTGGTGCGCGACCTGTTCGGCATGTCGCTCGATCAGTGGCTGTTCGGCCGTGGCGCGGTCGACGTGCAGACCTACGCCGACATCTGGTGGATCTCCCGGCTGTCCGCGGGCGAGAACGTGACCCGTGACGAGGTCCACGACGAGTGGGACGAGCGCTGCCCCGGCGTGACCAAGCACGACATCGATGACCATCAGATCGCTGGCGTCGACGAAGACGGGAACGTGTTCGACGAAGAGGCCGACGACCCAAAAGCCTGAGGGCGTGCTGGCACCGCGACCTGCTGCTGGTCTACGGGATCCGGCCGTGGGAGCTCGAGCAGTTCACGCACGCCGAGCTCGAAGACCTGTCCGACGGACTGCCGTGACGAGGGGGTGATCTGGTGGCCAAGAAGCTGGAGCTGCTGATCACCGGCAACGCCAAGGGCGCGCAGAAGGCGCTCGGCGATCTCGAGAAGTCGGCGGGGAAGTCGGGGAAGAAGACCGAGTCTGCGCTGAGCGGTGTGGCCGGGGGCCTGGCCGACATCGGTGTGGCGGCGTTGGCGTGGTCGTCGTTCACGGCGTTCGACGAGTCGCAGCGCGTCGCGAAGCAGACCGAGGCCGTGATCGCTTCGACCGGTGGCGCTGCGAACGTGACCGCCCAGTCGGTGTCGGACCTGGCCGGTGAGTTGTCGAAGAAGGCTGGCGTCGACGACGAGCTGATCCAGTCGGGGTCGAACCTGCTGATGACCTTCACGAAGGTCCGCAACGAGGTCGGCAAGGGCAACGACGTCTTCGACCAGGCGACCGGGCTGGCGCTCGACATGTCGGTGGCGATGGGCACCGACATGAAGTCGGCGTCGATGACCGTCGGCAAGGCCCTCAACGATCCGATCAAGGGCATCAGTGCGTTGACCCGGGCGGGTGTGCAGTTCACCGGTCAGCAGAAGGACCAGATCCGGGCGATGGTCGAGTCGGGCGACACGCTCGGCGCCCAGAAGGTGATCCTCAAGGAGCTGGAGACCCAGTTCGGTGGATCGGCTGAGGCGCAGGCGACGTCGTTGGGCAAGGCGCAGGTCGCCGTCGGGAACCTGGCCGAGTCTGTTGGCGGGGTGCTGGCGCCCGTCATGGAGAAGGGCGCCGATCTGGCATCGGCCGGGGCTGAGGCGTTCGGTGAGCTCGGGGCCGGCACCCAGCAGGCGGTGGTGGCCGGTGCCGGGCTGGCGTACGCAGCGGCCCGGTGGGGTCCGGCGTTGCTCGATGCTGCGAGCTCGGCCAAGCATGCGGGCGGCACGATCGTCGCGTTCGGGCAGCTGACCGCGGAGGCGATCCGTACCCGTCCTGAGGGTGTGTCTCGGCTGGCGGCGTCGTTCGATGTGGTGTCGGCGGCGGCGCCGAACGCTACGGCGAAGGTGTCCAGCCTGGTGTCGGCGATGGGTGGTCTCGGGGTCGCTGTCCCGGTGGTGGGTGGCGCTCTAGCGGTTGGCGGGCTGATGCTCGCCAACTGGGCGCAGGAATCGGCGAACGCGAAGAAGAACGCCGACTCGTTGCGCAAGGCCATCGAGGCTGGCGCGACCCCGACCGAGGCGCTGAACGAGAAGCTGGCTCGCACCCTGGCCGGGTTGGAGGATGGCTTCAGCGGCATCGACACCAGCACCTTCCAGGCTCAGATGAGGCAGTCCGGTGTGTCGGTGGAGGAGGTCTCCCGGCTGGTCACCCTGTCCAAGGACGAGTGGGAGGACGCCAGGCGGGAGATGCAGCGGGCCGGCGGGACGCACGTCCTGGTGGCCGAGAAGGTCGACAAGATGCGCGGCGCCATGAGCGATGCGGACTCGCAGACCAAGACCTACGAGGCGTCGGTCAAGGCGCTCGGGTTGGAGACCGAGGAGACCGGCGACGCTGCCGATGGCACGGCGGCCTCCGTTGATGTGCTGGCGTCACGGACGGAGGCGGCGAAGTCGGCCGCCGACCGGTACGCGGCGGCGCAGCAGGCCGCGACGGACAGCCTCAAGAGGTTCTTCGACCAGTCCACCAGCCGCCTGTCCGCCACCGTTGCCGCCGAGGCTGCGCTGGACGAGCTCACCGAGTCGGTGAAGGAGAACGGCACCTCGTTGGATGAGACCGATCCGAAGGGCCGGGCCAACATCGAGAACTTCATCGGCATGAAGGACGCTGCGGTTGCAGCAGCGGTGGCGGTGCGAGAGTCGGGCGGGTCGAACAAGGAGGCTGCGGACACCCTGACGGGCTTCACCATGAAGCTGGCTCAGTCTGCAGAAGCGGCTGGCTTCACGGAGGATGAAGTCAAGTGGATGATCGCCACGATGAAGCTCACCCCGAAGGACATCGAGTCCCGGTTCCACAACAACGCCCCTGAGCAGTCGGGCAAGGTCGCTGGCTACGTCGGGACGATCGGCCGGGTGGCCACCTACAAGAAGACCACGTTCGATGCCGACATCTCGCCTGCGCTCTACAAGCTCGGGCAGCTGCAGCAGGCGTCGAAGTTCTCGGGCTCCGGGTCGATGTGGGTGCTCAACAAGAAGCCGGATGGATCGGCTGCCACCGGTGGCCGGATGGCTGCCGGCGAGACCTTCCTGGTGGGCGAGGAAGGCCCTGAGCTGTTCACTGCGGACGAGCCCGGGATGGTCTGGAGCAACCAGCAGACCCGTGCGGTGCTCTCCGGTGGCGGCGGTAGCCGGTCTGGTGTGGGAATGGGCGGCGGCAACACCACCGTGATCCACATCCACGTGGCCGGCTCGGTGGTGGCGGAAGAGCAGCTCGAGCGGATCGTGCGCACGTACGCGATCGACCGGACCCGCCGCACCGGCAAGCCGTGGATCCCGGCAGCATGACGATCAAGGCTCGCCCCCTGGTGCAGGTCGCTCTGTCGCTGGGGCCGAACGACACCCCGTCCGAGGACGACTGGACCGACCTGTCGGATCGGGTGCTCGAGTTCACGATGGACCGCGGCCGTGATGATCGGACGCAGTCGTTCGACCCGGGCACGTGCACGGTGCTGCTCGACAACGACGACCGGGACCTGGACCCGCTGCGCACCGGGTCGCTGGTCGAGCTCGAGGCGGGCAAGGGGCTGCCGCTGTGTCCGATCCGGGTGATCGCCGAGTACGACGGCGCTCCCCGGATCTTCACCGGCTACATCGGCCCGGAGCCGTGGGTGCCGTTGTCGACGCCTGTCGGTGGCAAGCAGGCGGTCCGTTTGCAGGCCTATGACCGGCTGGCGGTGATGGCGTCGGCGGGGATGCCGTCGTCGCCGTTCGCGATGCAGCTGCGGCGCATGGACCCGGACTGGTGGATCCGTGGCATGTTGCCGACGCAGATCGTGGCCTCCGCTGCGACGGAGATCGCTGACTCGTCGGGCAACGGCTACGACGGCGTGGTCTCCGGTGGGTCGGGGGTCGTGTACAACGTGGAGTCGTTGGTCTCGGGCGATGACGACTCGGCGCTCGGGCACGAGGCGTCGGTGTCGATCTACACGGATGCTTCGGCGTTGACGGTGGCGAAGGCCGACGTGACGATGTGCTGCGTGTGGCGGGGGGTCCCGGCTGCTTCTGATCAGGAGATCATGCGGCAGCGCGACATGGGGTCGTCGACGGTGCGGTGGCGGGTCGAGTGCCAGACGACCGGGGACCTGGTGGCGATCATCTACGGGGCGGGCGGCACTCCCACGGACCTGATCGCAGCACCGGCCAATCCGAACGATTCGGGTGGCCGCTGGGATGACGATGAGCCGCACATCATCTTCTTGCAGATCGATGGCGGGACCCGGATGCGGATCCGGGTGGATTCCACGTCGGACTCGACCACGGTGGACATTCCGTCGACGGTGGCTGGCCGGGTGATCTTCGGTGGCGGGGTGCAGGGCGCGACGTTCGATGAGGTCGCCTACTGGAACCGGCTGTTGTCGAACACCGATGTCGATCGGGTGGCCTCGGCGTTCATGGGCACTGCTGCCCCGTTCGATGGTGACAGCCTTGAGGATCGCCTCGAGCGCTGGTGGGACACCACCAACCACCCGCGTGGGAGCTCGGACCTCGAGGTGCACCTCGGCACGGTGGAGGTGCCAGCGTTGCGTGGCATCGAGTCGGTACCGAGCGATCTGGCGGAGGCGTTGCGGGTCACGGTGGAGTCCCACAACGGTGTGCTGTGGGCGACCCGTGAGGGTGCGATCCGGGCCCGCACGTTGGGTGCCTTGTCGAACGCCACGTCTCACGACGCGGACTACATCGAGCCGGTGGCCCTGTTGACCGATGTGGCGGATCCGGACACCGATCTGATCGTGGTGCGACGGTCGCAGCCGGAGTTCACCGGGCCACGCCTTGATCGGGTGATCAACGTGTTCCGGATCACGATCGGTGGCACCACCTACGAGCAGCGCCATGACGAGTCGATCGCCCGCTACGGGGAACGGGTGCGGTCGTGGACGTCGGAGGCGTGGTCTGCTCCGTTCCTGCCACCCGTGCTTCCGGAGACGGAAGACCTCGCCGATGTCGCGGATCCGTCGTGGGATGTCGGGGTGTTGACGCTGTGGCCGTTGATCGATTCGGGTGCCGCCGAGTTCGTGTTCAACGAGTGCGAGCTCGAGCGGGCGGTCGATCTGCAGTGGACCGATGGCGGGATCGTGTTCACGACCCGGCTCCAGGTGCAGGGCGAGTCGTGGACCTGGAAGGGCGGGGACCTGCAGGTGGATCTTCGGGTGGGGCGCAGTGTTGGTGCTCCGACGATCACCGAGGAGTTCGCTGTGGGTGCGGTGTTCTTGTTCGCAACGGAGGACCGTGACGAGATGACCGCTGAGACCGGTTCCGAGTTGACGGCGACGATCTGATGGAGACCTGCTGATGGCCCGTATCCCTATCTCAGCGCTGCCGGCGGCTTCCGCTCTGGCCGAGGCGGATCTGTTCCCGATCGTGCAGTCGGGGGCGACCAGGCGCACGACGATCGCCGACGTCGTGACCGCGGTGTCGCCGTCGGAGGTGGGCACGTTGGCGGAGCTGCCCGACCCGGGCGATCGCCCGGTCGGGAAGCTGTTCACGACCGATGAGGAGGGCGGCACCCTCTACGTCAACCTCGGCACCGAGTGGCTGATGATCGGCCGTGCGGCGACGGTCACCGCCGGGGAAGAGCTGGCGTCCGCTGCCCCGTCGTCGTCGCCCGCAGCGATCGCGGTCAACGCAGCGAACACCCCGTTCCGGGTCCCTGAGCTGACGACCGCTTCGTTCACGATGCCTGACCGTCCGGTGCGGGTCATCACGTCCGTGCTGGTCTCCACTGCGAACCTGACCGCCTCCCCGTTCACCGGCATCGCCTCGGGCACGGGCCGCACCACCTACCAGATCCGCTACACGAAGGACGGGTGGACGAACTCGGCGTTGGCCGAGGGGCGCACTTCCACGTTCAGTCTGACCGGCTTCGAGTCCACGCAGGTGTTCTCCGCGATGCTGTCCCCTGCCGGCGGGTCGATCTCGCTGGCTGCTGGTGACACGGTGCAGGTCGGGTTGTTCTTCCAACGCACCGACACCATCTACACCTGCGCTGCGGTGTACTCGGCTGCTGGCGGGCTGTTCCCCTGGCTGAAGGTCATCGCGGGCTGATGCCTTCCACCTACCGGGCGGTGTACAAGGACGCTTCGTGGATCACCCGTAGCGGCACCCGCATGCTCCGTCTCACCCCGGCCCGACGCGACCTCGCCCTACCCCCGGTGATCGTCCTGCATGGCTGGTCGTACACGCTCACCCCGGCGATCCTGCTGGACAACACCCTGAAGGGTCCGGTCGCTCCGTTCGACCAGGATGCCCGCGCCGTGGATGCGCTCATCAACACGGGTCGCACGGTGTATCGCCCCTTCACCGGGGCCAACTGGGGAACCACCGGCACCACTTCCCCGAGCGTCGGTGGCACCGGCACCGCAGCCATCGACGCATGCATCGCCCAAGCCGCCGACGATGGGATCACCGAGACCACCGTCGACCTGTGGGGTGTCTCTGCTGGTGGTCTCAACGCGTTGAACTGGGGGTGGCGGAACGAGGCCGACGTCCACGGCATCTTCCTGTCGAACCCCGGGTTCGACCTCGGCTACATCTACGACCGCGACGCTGTGACGACCGGCTGGGGCATCGGTGCCGTGTCCACGTCGTTGCGTGCCGTCCACGGCGGCGCCGACAAGACCGAATGGCTGCCGCTGTCCGAGGACTACGACCCGGCCCGGCAGCTCACCGAGATGGCGACGATCGCTGACCGTTGTGCGGTGTTCTCGTCGAGGGACGACGAGGTGGTGCCGTGGGATGACCTGGTCACCTGGTGCGACGGTCTCGGCATCCCGTTGACGGCGTCGGCCCCGGACGGCGAGTCCGGTGGCGGGCACCTGACCGCACCGTCGAAGGCCGGGTGGAACGACCTGCTGCCGCTGGCCTGGTTCCACAGCCTCACCTGACCCGCCCTCGCCGGCGTCCTGCCGGCGCTTGCTGATCTCCACACCCCCCACCCAGAGGAGAGTTCATGTCCACCCATGTCCAGCGCCCGCCGTCTCGGCGGGTGCTCCGAACCGCGCTCCAAGTCGTGGTCGCGGTTGCTGCGCTCACGCCGGCGTTCCTCGAGCTGCTCGCCACCTTCGACGTGACGGTCGATGGTGCGGCGGTCGTGGCGATCACCGGTGTCGCTGTGATGGTCGCCACGACGGTGGTGAACACGGTCGAGCGTGCCGGCCGGGTGCCGGTGTGGCGCACCCTGGTCCAGGTCGTGGTGGCGGTCGCTGCGCTGGTGCCGGCGGTCGTCGCGGCGCTGGCTCAGGGCGGGATCCACGTGGACACTGCGGGGCTGACGGTCATCACCGGGTTCGCTGTGATGGTGGCGACCACGGTGCAGAACCTGCTCGAGCAGCGTGGCACGATCCCCGAGCTGCTCGTCTCGGAGGCGTCGCAGCTCACCCAGACCGACAACCGGCCGGGCTATCTCGATGGCCCGCAGCCCGGCGAGGAGGTCGACGTCGACGAGCTCGACCGTCTCGACGAGGCGGCGGCCGTCGCCGACACCATGTTCGCCGGCGACGGGGAGGTCGTGTGATGGCTGCTTCGCCGATCACCGCCAACGTCCAGCAGGTGCTGGCCACCGCTGCCGCCCAGAAGGGGATCTCGGAGTCGCCGCCGTTCTCGAACCGCACCAAGTTCTCGACCTGGTACGGGCTGATCGGGCCGTGGTGCGCGATGTTCGTGTCGTGGGTGTTCTGGCATGCCGGGTTCCGGCTGCCGGCGATCCGCACCGCGAAGGGCTTCGCCTACTGCCCCGACATCGTGAACTACGCCAAGCGCCACGGGATCTGGCACGGCACCAACGTGCGGCCCCGCCCGGGCTGGATCGTGCTGTTCGACTTCCCCGGTGACGGGGTGAACCGGCCGAGCCACGTCGGCATCCTCGAGCGGGTCCTTCCTGATGGCCGCCTGTCGGTGTGGGAGGGCAACACGTCGGGCGGCGGTGGCCGCGATGGCGGCTCCGTGGTGAACCACTTCCGCCGGATCTCTGGTGGGGTGATCGGCTACGTCCAGGTCGACGACGTGATCCCGGCCGGTCCGACCGGGGTGATCATGGGCCCGGGCTCGTCCGGCCCTGCGGTGCGGTTCTGGCAGGCGATCCTCAACGTGCTCGCCGGCTACCGGGTCAACGTCCACGGGCGGCGGGGCGGGGCCCGCATCGCCGAGGACGGCGAGTTCGGTCCGCAGACCGTCGAGGCCACCCGGGAGCTGCAACGGTTCGCGAACCAGTTCGTCGCCTTCATCGGCAAGCCGCACCTGAAGGTGTCGGTCGACGGCAAGGTGACCAGGTCGCTCGCCGACTCGGCGGCCGACTGGGTGAAGGTCGCGCAGCGGAAGGGCCGGTGACCGTGTCCTGGTTCGACGTGGTGGTGTTCACGTTGTCGATGGTGTCGGCGGTGACCGCTCTCGCAGCGTTCGCGTGGGCGGCCCGGGCGGGGCACCCGGCGATGCGCCAGCTGTACACGGTGGCGGCCGCCCTGACCGCCGTGTACGCCGTCTCGTACGTGGTGGTGCTGTCGGGGATGCTGGTGCCTGCCGAGTGGTCGAAGTACCTGCGGCCGGTGTCGCTGCTGTTCTGGTGGGTCGCGGTGATCGCCCCGACCGCCGGCGCTGTCCTGGTGCACCGGGGCACCAGGGCTGGTCTCGCCGAGTTCGTGCGGGCGGTCCACGATGGCTGATGTGCCGTGGGGGCCGACGTTGATCGGAGCGATCGCGGGTGCGGCCGCGCCGATCACCGCCTACTGGTTCACCCGTGAGGGCGGCCAGCGGCCGAAGCTCGAGGCCGAGGCGCAACGGTTCGCGTTCGACGCCCTGCAGCAGGTGGCCACCACCCGCGGCGACGAGATCGACCGGCTCGTCGCCGTGGTCGACGATCTCCGTGCCGAGGTGAACTCGCTGCGCGGCGCGGTCGAAGCCTGCGAGGCCCGGCACGCCCGGGCCCAGGCCGCCATGGCCTCCGCCGGGATCGTCATCGACGACTGACCCCCAGCGGGCACGCCTCCCTAGCTCAGCCTGGAAGAGCACCCGCCTCGTAAGCGGACGGTCCCGAGTTCGATCCTCGGGGGAGGCTCCACATCACAACCGGCATGAAGCGCCCCGCCCCTCGGGTCATCCCGGGGGCGGGGCGCTTCTTCGCGTCGCCGGTGGGGTTCTGGTCCCCGCAGGGCGTGTGGGCGGCCGGTAGGTTCCGGTGCCATGGCGGGCCGTCCACGACACCAGAAGAGCGACTTCGAGGCGCTCCTGAAGGCGGCAGAGGCGCGTGGGTGGGTGGTGACCAAGAACAAGGGGTACTTCAAGAGTGCGTGTCCGTGTGCCGATGGACACCGGGTCACGGTGGTCCTGACGCCGTCGAAGCAACGTACGCTGATCGAGACCCGGAAGCGGTTCGAGCGGGCGTCCTGCTGGGACTCGCCGCCGGAGACGTAGTAGAACAACCAGCAGATGGGAAGGAGTGCACGAATGGACGAGTACGAGTTCACCTTCCAAGGGCAGCTGACCGTGACCCCCGACTTCGAGGGCGAGGAGTTCGACCGCGAGGCCGAGCTCGACAACGTGTTCGATCTGACCGCTGAGGAGCTGGCCAGGCTCGAGGACGTCATCGATCCCATCGTGTCGGGTGCACTGGCCGCCGGAACGATCGAGATCTCGCTGACGGTCCAGGCCTCCACCTACCCGGAGGCGGCTGCGTGTGCCGACTCGGCGGTGCGGTCGTCGCTTCACACCGCCGGCGTCAACACCAAGGACTGGAACGTCCACGGCAGCCACTACTCGGTCGAGTTCGTCAGCGTCACCACCATCGACCCGGATCTCGCCGACAGCGACGGCCTCGTCGAGGCCTAGCCCCTTCGCTGGACTGGGGCACACGTGCAAGGGTGGGCCTCCATGGTCCACCTCACCGGGAGTCAGCTGCAGCGAGACTCGCGCACCGTTCCCCTGCGGGCGGCCGATGACCCGTACGCCCCGCTGGGCACCCTTCACGCCGTGAAGCCCGGCACGTTCCGGGCCGTGTGCGGGACCGAGGTCAACTACGTGTGGAAGGACATCCCGTGGGCGACCCCCGCCCGGCTCGGCTGCGAGCGATGCACCGACTGCACCGCGGCAGCACCACCCGGCGCCGAACCGCCTGGCCAGGTGTAGCGGGGTTACCAATCCGCCGTGGGCTACCGGTACGGCTGCCAGGCCTCGGCGACGCTTGCGACGTCTTTCGCTGCGTTGGTCACGTAGTCGAACAAGGGTGCGCAGTCGGCCGAGATCGGGTAGGTGCAGCTGCCGTCCTCCAGCGCTTGGGCGCCGTCAATCACCCCTTGCGAGGCCGTGTCGAGTTCGTCGACGAGCTCGGCGATCTCGGCGGGCGGCGGCCCATCTTCGGCCAGCACCTTCAAGGTGGTCTGGATGAGGTCGGCCTCGATGCTTGCGGTGAGGATGACGATCGGCAGGCTGCTCCCGCAGGTCGGGTCCAGTTCAAAGGGGACGCACGCAGCGATCTGTTCGCTGGTCTCGGTTAGGTCGTCGAGCGTCGGGCCCAACTCGCTGGAGTAGCGACGCATGGCGACCGCCGGGTCGGTGGTCGTCGTGGTCGGCTCCGTAGTTGTCGACTCAGATGGCCCTGCGTCGGCGTCGTCGCCCGTGCTTCCGCAGCCCACCAGCGCGACCGCCAGCAGCAGCCCGGCCATCATCCGTCGCATCGTGGGTCCTCCCGTGGCGGTCCACCGTGGTCCGCCGACACCGGGAGCCTAGGCAGCCTGCTGGCGCAGCGCCATCGCAGCGCGAACCCGCTCGGTGCTGACTGGCCGCAGGTAGGAGCGGATCGTCGTGTCGGGTCGGACGTGCCCGGCGACCTCTTGGACGAGCTGCACGTCGCCGCAGGCCTCCATGAGCTCGGAGAGGCAGGTGCGGCGGAAGGCGTGCGCGGACCGGCCGTCCAGCGGGCGGCGCTTCACTCCGGCCTCGCTGACCCATCGGTTGACGTAGCGGCTGATGGTGGCGGGGGAGAGGCCGAGGTGTGGTTCGGTGCGCTGGCGGATGAGCGGCCCCGACGAGTGGCCGGTCTCGGACAGGTAGGCCTCGATCAGGCGGGCGGTGGCCGGAGCGATCGGCGGCCGCCGCTCGTGGTTCTTCGCCCGAAGCAGCAGGGTGAGCCGCACCGGGTCGTAGTCCTCGACGCGCAGGAGGGCGACGTCGGCGCAGCGGGCAGCCACGTCGTCCATGATGCCGACGATGAGCCGAGCCCGTAGGTCGGGCAGCGCAGCCACCACGGCCAGGACCTCGGGCCGGGAGAACGTGACCGGCTCCCGGTGAGGGACCCGGATCGAGGGGATGTGGGCGGTTGGGTCCCGGCGGATCTTGCCCTGGGCCTGAAGCCACCGGCAGAAGGTGCGGACCCTCGACACCATGTTGCGCCGGGTGGAGGGCGCGAGGTGGGCGTGGGTCTCCATCCACCGGTCGATGATCGCGGGCCCGAGCTGGCTGACCGGTCGTCGGCCGTGGACCTCGGCGAGCGTGGCCAGCGTGTAGGTGATGGCGTCACGTGCTGGTGCGCCGATCTCGCCTCGGCGGTAGCGGCCGGTGACGTACGTGTGTGCGGCTGCCACGAGTGGAGCCGCCTGCTCCATGTTGCTCAT